GGTACAGGTTCCAGCCCGCGAGCGTGCACTGCTGCGGGATCACGCCGAAACGGTCCGTTTCCATGACTGCGAAAAATCCGCGGATGAAAAGAACATATTTCACATAGTTCGTCGGCCATTCCTCCGGGATCTCCAGCGTCACGCGGGAAATCGCTTTCTGTAAGAGATAGCGTTCGAAGAAGCGCACGAGCCCCGTATTTTTCGCGTGCATGGTCGAGGGATTAATCGCAGCGTTCGCGGCGTTGATATAATCAAAATCATAAGGCGGATTGTTCATCTAATCACCTCCTACTCAATGAAAAAGCCGGAATTTAACAGCGCGGAGATCTGAGAGAGCTCCTCGAGGCTTGCCTCCGCGGAAACATGAGCATTTGCACATTGACAATATCCAGAACAGCTCGAAAGCTGCAAGGGCTGCATAGTAGGGACGCCCATCGTTGCGGCCATCGCTGCGGGCTCGATCACGGTACTATGCGCGACTGTGTAACATGTCACGGCGCGGCTCAGTCCGGACCCGGCGCCTCCTCCGATACCGCCCACACAAGACGGATGAGAGGAAAGCGCGGTCGATATTGCGCTGTATGCCGTCCCCACGGCCCCGGCCGCAGCCCCTACGACATTCCCCGTGATCCCGGCGCTCACGGTCTGCGTAATGCCTTGTATGACGGACTGCATGACCTGACCCGCGCTCGCCTGCTGATTGACGCCCAGCGGATAATTGATAGCGCAGCTCCCGCCATAAGAGCCGATGATCTCCCCGCCGGATACGATCTGATAAGCAACCACGCCGTCCGTACAGGTATAAGAATAATTGACCGTGATCGATTCGGCGTGCGTGAGATTGTCCGAAGAAACGCCCACCATGCCCACGAGCGGCAGATATAAATAGACCTGCTCACAGTATCCCCGCCGCCAGTCGGAGAAATGCCACGGGATTCCGACGGAGACGCTTCCCGTCGCGGGCGTCGCGTTCACCGGGACGCCTGTAACCTGTGTTACAAAGTTTCCGAGATTGATCGCCTCGCCCGGACCCGCTGCAAAAGGCGACGAGCTAAACGGCACATAGATACAGCTCCGAAGACAAGACGGCGCGTTTCCGTATGCGTTCCCGAGTAGGTCGTTTTGTGTTGCCAGCGTTGCGAAGCCGACGAGGTCCTCCGCGGAAAGCGGGTTTGCGCCGCCCTGCATAATATTCCTCGCGCGGTCTTCCGCCTGCTGTGCGAATTCGTCTCCGCCGTCCGAGATCGACGCGATAAGCCTTTTCAGGTTCCCGAGATCCAGCGCGTACAGACAGGAGCCCGTCTTTCCGATACAGGAGAGAATATAAATACCCGTCGAGATAAAGATCGGGAGTGCTGCGCTCGCCTGTCCGACGGTAACATCTTTCAGGACCGGAACGCGGGTGTCCGCGAGCCATGCGGAGCCCGAAACGCTCGAATAGGATACGAATTGCGTCGAGGCGAGAATCACGTCCTTATAGGTCGCGAGCACATCCACGGAACAATGAGCGATCCACAGATTGTGATCCGCGGTCCAGTCATTAATAAAATAATAGCGGTCCCATGCTGCGACATAACAATAATTATAGGTCGGGACGACGTCCGCCCCGCCGAGATCCACGCGGAAATCCGGAGAATTCAAAGCCGCGCGGTCTTTCAGCGTGAAATTGAACACAAGCCCGGCGGTTATATCCGGCCGGGCTGTGCTGTTTTCACGCTTTGAGAAATTATAGAAGCGTGCTTCGAACATATAGACCTCCGTATTAGTCCATGAGGATGACGATGCCGTTCTCGGTCATATCATTCCAATAACGGCGGTCGAAGTGCCACCAATAATTATAATAGCCGCCGCGAGCATTGAGAGGCGTGCTCCAAAGATGTTCGTTCTTGACGACATACCCCGCAGCTTCCTCATCGAGGATCACGCCGAAGATGTTCGACTGATTGACAGCGCTCTCCGCGGTCGTGATCGTGCCGTCTGCGGCCAGATAAGACGGAATAACCTGAATGTTATCCGGATCGTCGATACTCTGCCAGTAGTTCACCGTCTCATTCGCCGCATAGCGGATGTAATTGTCATGGTAAGTATCCGACAGGACCTCCGCCTCAATCTGATACTGTGCGGGAGCATACAGAAAGACTTTCTGTTTGTCATAAGGCGTGTGTCTCCGGATCTCTTTCCCGGTCACGTTCCGATGATATTTGACGCTGCGCTCGGTCAGCATTGCGGACGCCTGAGCAATGCGCGCATATGCCCACTTCATGAACGGCGCGAAGTTCGCGGGCTGATAAACAGACGTCGCGGTCAGAGTGAGACCGGTCTGCGCGTTGTACTCGGAAAGCAGATGAATGATCTGCGAAGTGCTCGCGCTCGCGATAATGCCTCCGACGAAGTTCGCAACGCAGGCGCGGGCGATGCTCTCGCGGGCCTGAGCGTGACGATCTGCGATATTCTGGAGGACCATATCCCAGAACTCCGCCAGCTCATCCGGCCCGCGGAAAGCAACGTCAAGCTGCGAGGTCGTAATCGTCTGATAATCGGAGAAAGTGTCTCCGCCGTAAAAATTGGTCTGCAAAACTTCCGGCTTGCGGACGATATACTGATCGACGGTCTGTCCGTCCGTCAGCGTATAACGATCATCATTAACGAAATCCTTATCCACGACGTTCAGTTTGCGCGCCATGCCGCCCCACTGTCTCCCGTCCACGCGGAGCCCCTGAAACTTCTCATAGTAAGGACGCACGGAAAAGATCGTGCGCTCGAGCACCTGAGAAATAGCCGTATTCAGCGGGTCATAACCGGACTTCAGCGCGGTAGTAGCCTGTGTGATAAAATCCGCGGTATTAGTCGCGGCCGGAGCGCTCTGCCCGGTCGCCTGATTCACGATCGCATTGAGCACGGTCGCGATCTGATCAAAAGTAAGATTATTCGCCATATCTTTTTATTCTCCCTTCTTGTATGTCGGATTGATGATTTTTGCAAGGATGTCCTCCGCGGTCTCCGGCGCGGCGGGTCCTTTCGTCTCAGTCGTGCGCGCTGCGTTTGCTGTGATCGTCTGCTGCAGCGTCGAGATCGACTGAGCCAGTTTCTCGAGGAGGCGCGCCGTCTCGTCTGCTTTCGGCTCCTCCGCGGGTTCCGGATCTGCTTTCGGTTCCGGGTCTGCTTTCGGCTCCGGGTCTGCCGCGGGCTCCGCGGCCTGTGTCATCATGCCCCGGATCTCGTCCGCCGTGAAACCGGCGTCAAGCATACTTTTCACATCTTCAAAATTCATGGATACACCTCCTTTTAATATCCGTTTTTATGTGCTTTCCGGATGATCCCCGGAAGATCACGCGTCATCTGATCGAGATCCACGTTCCCCCAGATCCCGGAGACCTTCCCCGTGCTGGAGTTCTGCCAGACGTCGAAGTTCTTCACGTGCTGGGGCTTCTTTCCGTAACGCGCTACCCACAGCGTAAAGTCGTACAGTTTAGAAACGTCCAGACGATCACGAAAGCCGGAAAGATCCGACGCATAAATACCGACAAAATAGCCGCGCGCCTCGAGGTATCGACAGAAATAAATCGCGGCCTCCGTCGCACGCTCTTTTTCTTTCGGATCGGACGTCTCAACGTCGAGATAGATCGGCATAGAGAATTTCTTCCCCTTGATGATCTGAAAGAAACGCTCCGCGTCTGCCTCCGCGTCCTTCTTCGTGAGCATTTTCGGACCGATGAAATAATAGGCTCCGACCTCCAGCCCGGCATTGACCGCGCCCCAGTAATTCCGCTCGAAGCAGCTGTCACGATAAAACCCGGCGTCCGAGCCGCCCGCCTTAATGATCGCAAACTTCACACCGGAAGCGGCCACCGCGGGCCAGTCGATCACGCCCTGCCAGTGTGATACATCAATTCCCTTAACCGACATTGTCAAGCCTCCTTTCGATACTCTCGAGCAATGTTTTCAGCGCGGCCAGCACTACATTATTTTCATTAATGCAGTTTTTCAGCTCGTCGATCTCTTTCTCGTGCGTCTCACGTTCTTTATTCAGATACCAAAAAAGAGCGATACATGCGGCGATCGGAAAGCCCAGCGTCCCGATCACACTTGAGATCTGCGTTATATCCATTGTCCCGGCTCCTTTCATTCAGTAAAGAGAGGCCCGTCGAGGTTACGGGCCGCAACATCCGCGCGCCTTCTGGGCGCTGCCCTCCGCGGATATACCGGGCCTCTCTCCTTTAATAAGTTACATAATAAAATAAAAATGTCAATATAGCCGTCTAAAGAGCGCCTCCGACGTATAATCTGAAAACTCGATTTTCCTTTTTAAATATGCCTCCCACAAAAGCGGATAGGCGCGGATAAAAGCGAGCTTTTCTTTGTCCGTGTCTGCGAATTCTTTTTTGAAAACGCCGGACTTTGTGCGCGTCACATACCACAAACCGCCGGACTTCTTCCGATAGACAGCCAGCGCGCCGACCGTCGCAACCGGAATATACTCCCGTAAATTCCGCCGCGTGGAGACATGCTCCGAGAGATCCGTAAATGTATTATCGAGCGCCATTTCTGCATAGCTGCTGCCGCGGGTCAATTTATAAAGCGCTGTTTTGCTTTTCTTATCCGCGATCGGGGACGCGTCGAGCATAAAGACGGCCATGCCCCGCGCCGTGTCGACATATTCCGCGGAGCCCTCCTTTTTCATTTTCTCGCAGATGTCCGTGATCCCCAGCGCGAGGAAGATCTCATTATCGAGCCGGTTCGAGTTCGCCATCGCGACGAGCTGAACAGGATCCTCGCCTTTTAACTCCCGGTTACGGTTGACAGTCTCATAAGCATTAAAGAGCGCGTCACTCTCGGAGCGCATAGCCGCTTTGTGTCGCTCCGGAATAAACTCATCATAGATCATAATTTTAACGTCGGAAGCGTCAAAGCCTCTCATGCTGGAGATCGTGGAGAGCGCGCAGGTGTAGCCGAGCGGCTCCTGTTCCGGATCATCCTCATCGTAGAAAGCGGCGGAGCCTTTCGAGATCTTCGAGGTCGTGATCGAAAGCCCGAGATCCGCGTTGATCGGTTTGAACGGGTGAAACTCCGGCTTATTGATGATGTCCGTCTCGGTCTGCGTCCGTCTCATCCATAAGAACCGGACGCCGTTCGTGATAACATATTGCGCGGCTCCGTAGGTCTTGCCGGTTCCCCGGCCGCCGGTCAGGAAGATAAAAGGCTGCCGGCATTCCAACAGTTTTTCAAAGATCAAATATCCGTTTTCATCGTATTCTATGAACATAAAGAAACCTCCTGTCACTATTACAGTAACAGGAGGCCCTCAGAAAAGGAAGTATCAACTCACCTTTTATGCGTTTTTACTCTCCGCGAATTCCTGATTTTCGACGATGACATCCGTCGTGTAGACTTTCTGTCCGTCGCGGTTCGTGTAGCTGCCCGTCTGGATCCGGCCCTCGATCATGATCTTCGTACCTTTCTTAAGATACTGATTCGCGAAGTCCGCGCCCTTGCCGAAGACGATACAATTCAGGAAATCCGTCTCCTCTCGCTGATAGGTCCGCGGGACCGCGAGCGTATAGCGCGCATATGCGCCGTTCTTCGTTTCTTTGATCTCGGGATCCTTCGTCAGTCTGCCCATTAAAATAACCTTATTCATGATTTACCTCTCTTTCTTTGATACTTCCTTAATCAAACGGTTCCCAGTTGAACGGCCGGCAGTAACTGTCACTGACGCGGCAGTGATGCTCGCCGGGTGTGCCTTTCCGGTTATAAAGCGGACAATAGCAGCATTTCGAATAGCTCTTACAGATATTCGTCAGGACCTCGATCGCCGTATTGATCCGGGCTTTCTCCATTTCGGAGATCTGGATCTCGTCCTCGGGTCTCCGGTTCCACTTCTCGACGGCCTCTTCGCGCGTGCTGCCGTTCGCGCTCGTAGCGTGACAGCTGCAGCATTTTACCCAGTAAACGTCCCCCGACTCTCCGGCAGGTCCTCCGCATATTAGTGCTTTTCCCCCACAATAAGGGCAGTCTTTCAGGATCTCAATCATCGTAACCCCTCCATATATCGATTAAATGCGCGATCGCGACCGATACCGCGATCATAACAGGAAACAGGATCATAAACCAATGCTGGATCGCCATATCACGCCTCCGGAACTTCCCACTCTTCGCCGGAGACCACGTCGAAGATGTTGAAATCGTCGGTATAGATCCGGACCTTGTATCCGGAATTATCTCCAACTACCTCGAAGACGTTCTCGTCCTTTGCGTGAAGAGCCTTAGCCCATCGCGGCATCTCGAGGAAAAACCTATCGATCTCTTCCTGCGTGAGATCGTAATCGATCAACTCCCCGTCATAATACAGTTTAAACATTTTACACTCCTTTCGGCCCGTCCGGGCAACTTCCTTTTCTATTGTCATTATAGCACCACGGCGACGAATCAAATGTAAACAATCTCTAAAATCCTACGATACTCCGCAGCCAGTCCGAGCGTGTAGGTGCTCGGCCTTAAATAGACGTTGGATGTGAGCGGGATCGGGACACCATCCTCCCGGATATAATAGCTCTCCTCCGGATCGTCGTTATAAATTGCCTCGAGCCCTCCCGCGTCGTAAAAGGTGAAACCGTCTTTGAATTCTTCAATGCCGCCCGCATTCTCGAGCTCGATCCCTCCGAGCTTCTTCGAAACGCCCGCGATCGTGATCTCGAGCTTTCCTTTTTCATTCCGGGAAACATACTTTTTTGAGCCCAGCGTTTTAAATTCCTGATAGGTTCCCTCATACTCCGCAACGCCCATAAAATGCCGCGTCCCTTTCGGGTCGTCCGCATATGCTCCGGAGCGCGTAGACGCCTCGCGGCATTTTTCATTATAAGCAGTAAAATCCGCGTGACCGCTTATCACTTTCACGCTGTCCGTGTCCGTATAGACGAACGCCCGGCCGCAAACATCGATCATCTGCTGGAGCTCGAAACGCGCCCAGGCGGGACACCATACGCCCCATTGATACGGGAGGACTGCGCGCTGATAAAAGGCTTTGAGCAGCTCCGGCCCGCTCTTTGACGTGTCCTCCTCGAAGTCGTCGCCCTGAAACAGGATCAGAGGCTTTCCGGGGTCCTGCGCGCACATCCCATAAAGCGCATTAATCAGCTCTTTCGAATGACGGTATTCGAACTCCCGGCCCTCGACGCCTTTGAGCGCGGTCTTACGGTGGAAATATTCCTTGATAAGATCCCGGAACGATCGCGGAAGGTAGCCATAGCGCGCGTGGAACATCCGGAAGACCTCGACGTCATCCCAGACATATTGATCCCGGATGATCCGGAGATCTACGTCTGTTATGACCGTCCGAGCCCAGGACGCACGCAGCAGTCGCCCGTTATCGTTCAGGCGGTCGCGGCTGCAGTCACATTTAGCGATCGGAAGATAAGGACATCCGCATTTATGAGGATCTCTCAGCCGCAGATTATAAAAGGCCAGCTCGACAAGGACGGCCCGCTCCCGAACGTCGATATAATTACAGACATCTTTATAGGTCGCATTTTCAAGCTCGTAGAATTCCGTCACCGGGTACTTATGATTGACTAAGACATCCGGATAGGATGAGGACCTATCCCAGCTCTCGACATTGTGCAGCGTCACGTTCGCATAAAAACGAGAGGCGTGTGTGTTTCCTCCCCGGAACGCCCGCCGAAGATAAGTATAGACTTCCCAGCCAGGAAACTGATTTTTCACATACCAGCGAGGTATGTCCCGGAAGATCTTCTTTGTATCCCTCCTGCAGTATCCCGTCGAGGTCAGCGGGACCGTATATAATGTGTCGTTCGCGCTCTCGATCCGCGCCCGCATAGCCTCGACCAAACCCTCGACATCATGCACGCAGTAAGCAATTTCAAAATCAGAAAGCGGCGTGTCAAAATATCTAACCTTGTCATAATCGAAACCGGATATCTTCTCATGTTCTACGCCCATAGACTTTGTAAAATTCTCGAGGGACATGTTGCTTTGTAGATAAGAACACCGAAATTCGAAGCAGTCAAACATCAGCGCCCGGAGGATCTTCCTCGGCCGGATCGCAAAGACATCCTCCGCGCGGAAATGATAGATCCCGCGCAGATACTGAAATTCATAACTCAGGTTATGCACATAGACAAGAAACCGCTCATCCGCATTGTTCCGGGTCCGGCTCAGGAGATCCAGAAAGCGCAGAAAGTCGTTCCATGTCCGGCCGATGATCGTCCCTATTCCTTCAATATGAAACTGCCAGATATACATCGCGTTTTGCTCAGATCCGGGCAGATTTGACGTCTCAATATCGAAAGCACACAGCGCCGATTTATATTCGAATTTCCTCCGCGTCTTCGGGTTCCCGGCGCTGCGTTTCAATGTCGGTATTTTATAGATCTGCGAATAAGGGCAGTTATCCACAGTATAGATCATTTTCTTTTCTTCCTCTCACGCAGCAGCCAGCGGATCACATCTTTCACGACCCAGACGGCCACCGAAACAACAGTAACAACGAACAACAGCGCGACGAAGAGCAGGATCACGCGGGCAATATCTAAGAGCATCCTCACGCCTCCCTCTCACGCAGCCACCGCATAAAGCTCAGACGCGAGATCTTCACCGCGTCGCCGCGTGCTATACGTTCTTTCTGATGTTCAAAATAATTTAGCAGCGTTCCGGATCCGTACGCTTTGTTCTTCTCCTGCGATGTAAACTCGGACGCAAAATCCAAAAATTCCCGCACGTTCGAACTGTCTATATAATCGTATCCGGCGCTCTGGAAGTCCTCGACAGCCTCCTCCAGCGCTTCCCGCGCCTCCGCTCTCGAAGATGTCCCGCCCGACAGCTCACGCGCGATCTCGGAGAGGACCTCCGGCCGATCTGAGACCGGAATATCCCGAACGGGCTGTAAAAGCTCCTGTATACGCGCGGCCTGTTCCTCCGTGTAGAATTCTCCCGCGCGTGACGCCCTCTTTCTTAAGATGTCGCGCGCTCTGGAAAGCTCGCGGGAGATCTCCACATTTGAAAGCTGTTCCAAACCTACGGGCGTATAACGCTCCGAAGAATATCGGGCCGCCGTGCGCGCAACACGCGCCGCGGTTGTGTTCGTCAGGGCTGTATAATCTCTCGCCATTTTGTATCCTCCTCATTCAACCGTTCTATTAGTTTCCTACGGGACAGATCGCCAAAACCGGACGCATCCGCCCAGAAACGCATGATCGCGGAATCCTCGACCAGATCCCGGAGCTTTTCGCGCTCTGTATAGCCGTCCTGATGCATCCAGATCGGATAGTTTCGAAGCCGGCCGGCGGAATAACGCCACGCTTCGCGATAGTCGTCCCGGATCTGCATCATAACAGCGAGCGCGAGCTCTGCACATGGGTCTTTCTTCATGTTCTCACCTCCTCCGTTTATCATATCACTAATTGACTTTACGAAATGTTAATAATATATTAAAAGAGTACCGCATCTCCTTCCGTTGTTATATGGCAAGTGTCCATCTTTGGACCGCGAGGGCCTCTCCGATCACTCCCGGAGGGGTCCTTTTTTTGTTTGCCCAGGCGGACC